TTTCAAATAATCATCAGCTAAGTAATGTTTATAGAGGATCAAATCTTCGTGCCGTTGCTTATAATCAAGATTAGTAAACCAACGAACACCTTTGACCCGTATGTATTTATGGCCTTCATCATCTACTCTAGTTCCAGATGCTTTTAACGGATAATCATCAGGTACTCTAAATTCACGATCTCCAGAATGAATTGAAGCACCAAGCCATAATTGATTGTTTTGAATTAGCGGAAAAACTTCTTTATATGTAATGGCATTTACATTACCGATAATCAAGAACTTCTTATCGTATTCAACCAATGTTGCCAAGTAACTTCTGAATTTACTGAATGGCGGATTAGTCACTACAATGTCAGATTGCTTTAAGTAGTTCAAACATTCATCTGATGCATAATCTCCGTTGCCTTTCAATCGTTTAACTACACCTTTTTGATGAAGCAATGCAGTTATATCAGCATCAGAAACACCACGACCGTTACTCATTGGAACATTCGTAATATCCAACACATAGCCGTGTTGACTTGACACTGGTTCGTTGTAATCATCAAACAACGATAACTGTGTACCAGTCATAGGACTACCGACATAACTAGTGCAAATCAACCGTTTTAACTTCAAATAGTTAAAGTTGCGCAAGAAAAACTTAGCAAAATTACTTTCAAACGGATCATCACAATTACATAATACTGTTTTACCTGCAAACTTATCTTCATAATAGTTTAGTTCAGACTGGATCACATCATAATCAGTATAGAATTCATCTTTTTTAGCTTTACCAGCTTTATTTAACCCCTTATTTTTCGGCATTCTATCACTCCTCATCCAAACGGCCAAAGTTTTAACTTCTTGGTTTTCTTTTCATCATCATGTTCCGACTTATCCTTTACTTCCGGTATCTTAACTTCCGCTAATGCTTATTTGTGGAAGTTGAGTATATTTTTAGCAAAACTCCTGTAAGATAGCCTGCGGTCATTGATAGGATCGCGATCTTGGCTCTGTGTCGTTCTGTGTCTAGTACGTCTTTAAAAATATTTTTCTTCATTATTCTGTCCTTTCTTAGTCCTTAATCTGGATCCCTTGCAATAGTTTGATCTTGCTTCCGATTTCTGGATCTTGCAATTTAATAGCAACATAAGCATCAAGCGCTTGGTTAATTACTTCATTGACGCTTGTTCCGTAGATCGTAGCGATTGCCTTTAAGTAGTCATCGGTCTTTGGCTTAATCAGCATAGTGCGGTGCTTTGATTTCAAGCTACCCTTTGCCTTATGTTGAGAGCGCGCTTCTGTGCTTGTTTTAGATTCATTAGCTTTACGATTAACTGAATCGATCTTCTTTTTACTGATGTCCGCACGCGTCTGCTCTGGCTTTTCAGTTGCAGCGATCAGCTTTTCGGCTTGTGTCTTTGGTCTTTCATGTGTGAGTGATCCTACTTCAATCTTTTTAGTCATGGTCTAATTCTCCTTTTCCATAAATTCATCAATAAAGGCTTGAATATCTTCTGTAACTTTTCCATGCGGATCATAGTCGAAGATAGACTTGAAAGCATTCTGCGATTCCTTCACCGCGATTGCTTCACGGATCTTGGACTTGAAGACGGTTGTATGAAGTTGACCAGCCATTTCTTCAAGTGCTGATGTGATGGCTTTAGTGAAGACTGTGCGTGCATTGTATCTTCCGATCAAGATGCCTGCGATGTCTAGATCAGGATTTGATCTGCGCTTGATGCCTTCGACTGTCTGTGCCAATTCATTAAGCCCCTTCAAGGAATAAAGATCTGCTTGTGTTGGAACTACTACAGTATTAGATGCGGTCAATGCGTTAAGTACCGCCATATTCAAGGATGGTGGCGTATCGATGATAATATAATCGTATTTATCGCTCACTGCTTTGAGTGCGTCCTTTAAAATGAACTGCGGATCCAGCTTGCCTGCTAACAATAGATCAAGCTGTGAAAGATCTGGTGAAGCTGGTGCTAGATCGATCTTATCAGTAGCATTGACGATGATTTCTGGAAGCGTTGCTGTTCCTGTAAGTAGTTGGAACGTGGACTGGCTGTCTTCATATGGTACATGGAAGGAGAAACTAGAATCGGCTTGTTGATCTAGGTCGATCACTAAAACTTTCTTGCCTTGTTTCGCGATACCATATGCCATGAAAAGGGTGGTGCTTGTCTTACCTGTACCACCTTTTTGATTTGTTACAGTAATTACTTTCATTTTGTTATATCCTTCCATTAATTGAAAATAGCATTAGCAACATCGTTCGATGCTGGATTCTTGCTTGCTTGGATATTGTGAGCATAGATTTCAGTCGTCTGCATATTCTTGTGTCGTAGGAGCGCCTGTGTTTGTTGAAGCGTAGCACCATTTAAAAGGCTTAGCGTGGCTGTGGTGTGCCTTGTTGAGTGTGCGGTAAGCTTTGGACTATCAAAGCCTGCTTTAATGAAGCACCGCTTAACAGTTCCGCGTATTGTCCTAGTAGTTAACCGCTTGCCCTTGTTGTTATTGCTGGTGCTGGTAAACAATGGCTCTGTAAGGCTAGAAGCTTTACGTGCCTTCAAATAATCACGGATTGCATCTTCAACGACTGATGGCATTCTCACCATCGCATCTTTTTCGGTGTGTCCTTTACCTTGTACATATAGTACGGTTGAATCTCCGCTGTTACGGATATCTTCGACATTAGCACGGCTTACCTCTATGGTTCTTAGTCCCATTGTAAGCATTAAAATCAGCATGGCATAATTCCTTTTACCAAGAAGATTTGATCGGTCAATGTCTTCTAATACCTTTCTGGCTTGTCTGCTGGTAAGATAGTCCTTCTTGAAGCTCTTGCTTAGCTTTGCACCCTTCACATACTTTGCTACGTTAGGATATAGCCCTTCCGCTTCCGTCCACTTAAAGAACTGCTTCACCGCGATGATATAGTTCTGGACGGTCGTGGGCTTCTTGCCTGCTTTCTTCAAATAGGTACGGTAGTTCCGCACATCATCTGGATCTGGATTCCTGATGCCTTGTTCGTACATGTACTTAAACCATTGACGCAATGATGTCTTATAAGTTCTAGCTGTGTTAGGCGTAGCATCAATGAACACTACAAACCGATGAAGTAAGCCATCAATATTGCTTGCTGATACATTCAATTCATACTGCTTGCTATTTGATACCAAACTAAGATCGGCTAAATTTGATATTGATCTGCGTTTTGGATTTATTTCTACCATGTTACTATTCACCCACCTTGTTAACCTAACAACATAATAATATGCTTTTATATTACATTAACATTATACCATATTATTAATATATCATCTTGATATTGAACCATATTATCATCTTAATAACAAACTTGAATGCCATCTTAGCATCAGGCTATAAAAGCATAAAAAAATAAGCGATCACGCCTTTCAGCATGTTCGCTTTTAACCTCATTTTTGCCAATAATAGAGGGGCTGTAAGCCCTATTCTTAAAGGATATAAATGTAAGAAAATCCCTATTTTCTTACATTTTTTAGTGCTTATTTATCGCCCTTATTTTAAATCAAATAGAAGCATGACTAGTTTGTGTGATGATCTGCGGTTCAATCTTGCCTTTGCACTTCTTGAAGAGCTTATTAAACAAGTCCTGCGCATCTAGATCTTCATCATTGTACATGCGCACCAAACCATTATTATCAATGCTTACGATGCTTTGACTATAATAATCTTTCAGCCAATATTGCCACACGTTTTTTCTTTTTAACGTGATCTGGCTGTGATCTAGCAATGTGATATTAAATCTAATATTGCTGGTTAGTTCGCTTCCATCATCTTGTGCAGTGGAATAGGTAGTGCCATCTTTAGTTAAAATAATAAGCTGTTCCATTATGCCTGCTCCTTGTTTGGAAAATAGAATCTGATAATCCGTTCACTGTAGCTGTAGACCTTGCCTTCTTTGATAGCTTTTTCAAGATCGTCTTTGCTATCTACGCTGGTCTCTATACCGTTAAGGGTGTCTTCTCTGGTACTTGAATAAAAATATCTTCTGGTCGTATCTGCGATGCTGTAATCAGCTAATTCCACTTGCTTCACGCTTCCTAACTTAATTACTAATCTCTGGAATGAACTCATTGAAGGCGGAATAGAAATCAAAGCCCACCTTGCTTCTTGATACCCCATTCCGATTCTTCAAGATCACTGCTTCGATCTTTCTGGAAGTCATCGGATCAGTGTCTTCAAAGTCTGGCTTCTGTCCGCCTTGATACTGCAAACCCATCAGCACATCGGAATAGTATTCAATTTCACCTGATTCCTTGAAGGATTGCATTGATACTGGACTATCATAATTTTGACGATTGAACGAACTAATCAGGATCACTGGTGCATGAAACTTTTCTGTTAGCTCGTTAAGTTTAGCAACTGATGAAGTTACGGCTTCCTTGTCCGTCATATTATCGCGCATTGGCTTCAAGATCTGTAAGTAGTCAACGATCACGACTGGATGAAGGTCTGGATGCCTAACGCAATATGTTTGCACCTGATTATATATATCTTGTGCGCTTGGTCGGTTAGTGATGCCATTGTTAATCATCAAGTTTTGGTAGTATTCCTTATACATGCTGAATGCATTGGTTACGTGCTTCATCACCTTTGGATGCTTGAAACCGTCTTTTCCAATCTCTAAGAAATAACCATTATCAATAGAGCGTGCGGTTTGTGGAAGGCTAGGATCATCGCCTGCTGTCTCAAACGTGATCTTGCTGATATTCTTTTCCGTTAAGGTATCCTTGCTGGTCTCTAAACTAAAGAAAAATACTGGACGCTTCTGGCGCGCGATACTGTCTGCGATTTGAAGCGTGAAGGTGGTCTTACCTAAACTAGACACCGCACCGATGATATACAACTGCGGATACAGTCCGCCATCCAGCACTTTATCTAAGTTACTAAATCCAGTTGGAATGAATAACTGCTTGTTTAGATTCTGCTCGATCCGCTTCATTAAATTATCAAGATACTGATCTGGTTCTTTTAATATCTTCTCAATGTTGCTGGTAAGCCGTGCCTTATCTGCTATTAGCGCTTCATTAGCATCTTTGTGATAATCTACAAGGGCATGGGTAACAATGTGCCCTACAAAATGCATCCCCTTTAGAAGCTGGTCTATTTGATGGTTTGCCATATCTCCTGCATCATCGTTATCCATCGCAATCAGGATCAACGGATCGTATGGCATGTTAGCATTAGCTTTATGGTGCTTTACTCTATCCAGCGCATCTTTTAAGATTCTCTGGTTCTGTGTGCTTCCTAGTGCTACGGCTTCCACCTTGTCTGATGCTTCCATAATGCTTAGTGCGTCAAACTCGCCCTCGACTAAGAAGATCGGCTTGGTATCCTGTAGGAGTGCCTTGCCATTGAATAGGTGAGCCTTGCCTACTTTGGTCTTCTTATATGGCTTCTCTTCATCAGGTATATTGGAACGCGTGTCGCGTGCTAGATAGGTCTTTGCACTGGTAGGAATGATGATTCTAGGCGTTTGCTGGATCTTCTTGCCTTCAAGTGCTGGTTTGGGATTGCCCCATGTTGGTACATAGCCTAGATGAAACCTTTTAGCTAGTTTCATGCTGATACCGCGCTTCTTCAAATAATCAGTTTCATCAAGATGCGCTTGTGCGACTTTGATTGTGTACTGTGCCATCTCACCAACTTTTTGATCCAGCAGATCTTCTTGCGATGGCTTGTAATCTGGTAGATTGATGCCGTACTTTTTGGCAAGCTCGTTCATTATCTTTTTGAAGTCATATGTCACTGTGCGGTCACTATTTACCGTGCCCTGTTCGGTTTCAACTGCATAAAGATCAAATATATCCCATGAAACACCACATCCAAAACAATGAACGCTGGTGCTTCCGTTCTTCTTGTTTAGTACCATACTTGGATTTTTGTCATCATGGGAAGGATTTTTGCAATTAAACGGCTTATCAGCATTGATGCCTAGCTCGCTTAGATAATCTGGAAGCTTAGACTTCAATTCATTCTTAACTTCATCATATTTGATTTTTGCCATTAAGGATTGACCCTTCTTTCATACTCGCCCATCTTATAGGGCATGCATAACATTTTGGACTGATCTCATTTTTTATTGCGACAGTGAATGTGTCGTTTGAGTAACTAAACCATCTTCACTATCAAAGCTCGCGCGGAACTTTATGACCACATTTTAACAAGTGCCACACTTTCAAAGGGTGGCATCTTGTTCCCTTTAAGTATATTAAGTATATTAGAGAATTTTGATCGCTGAAACCCTTGTCGCTGTAAGGCTCATTTTTTTAATGCATAGGGATACCCCCTTTTTAGCATAGGGATACCCCCTTTTTAGCATAGGGATACCCCCTCTTTTTGAAGCATATTTTCTAGTTTAATATTCATAAAAAAAGATCGTGAACCTGCATTCTACCGTTAACTTTATGACCAGTTTTATTTTTGTCATGCGCGTGTTGTCCTTCTCTTGTTGAGAATAAAAAAAGCACCATACTTTTATGCATGATGCTTATCTTTTTCCTGTTTGGCTTTATTTTTCTTTCTTCGATGCTGAATTTTCTTCTGTGTCTTGTTCCACCTTTCAAGATCCTTTTCTGGATAATGATTCCATTCTTCTATCACTAGATCAGCATCAATAAATGTAGCATAGTCTAAATTGTCGTAATTTAACATCTTGGCATCTTTACCAATAAATGAATATCTATTAATTACACCATCTTTGGAATCGGCTAGACGTTCAACGGCTTTAAAAACTGGATCTATAATGCGATCTGTTACTCTTCTATCTGATGCCATAACTTCATCATACGTAGGAAGCGATTCAATTCTGTTGAGTAGTGTTTTCACCTTTATGCGGTTTCCGCGTGGGCTTGCTTTATTAATGCGTTTATTGACAAAAATAGCTTTTAAAATATAGATTGCCACTGCATCTCTTACTGGATCAAGCATAAACAACAACTTGGGATATGGCATCGGCATAGTATGGTTAACTAACAGATCATGGAAAAATGATGTTAAGGTAACGTATACTTTGCCCCCACGTTTATAATCGTATCCAAGAAGGGGATGCGCACCAAAGTTTTGATTATAAGGGCTTTTATCATCACCACCATTATATGAATATGCGGTGCTGGCGATTGCATCAAGTCGTTGTTTGATGGCATTGCGTGCGCTTTTCGGATCTTTCTTTCCAGCATCTGTCATGTATTCCTTTAAGGTAAACATGAATTCTGCTGTGTTTTCATGATTTGGTACCTGATTGAATTTTAGATTAATGTAGTCTAGCATTTGTGCTTCTGCTGGTCCTAGATGCGTTGCTTGTGTGATTGCTGTAACTGCATCAGTTTGAATCTGTTTCTTATTGAAAGGGAGTTCTTTAGTGTTACGTTTATCGTTAATTCTAAAAATATTATTAAGTGCATTATTTTGCGATATTGTTCCATATCTTTCATTAGTTAGAGTGCCTTTTAAGCCTGCATTGTTAGGCGTGAGTGACTTATCTTTTGATGATACCAAGTTTATCGCCTCACTTAATCTCTAGGAAACCGTTGATTTATATCAACTGCAATATTTGAAGTAGAAAGCCCATCCATGTTACCGATTTTAGGATCAAACAAGCGCTGTAAATATTCTACTAAGCTGGTGATTGTTTTTTGTGTGGCTGAATGCTCTGTGTAAACTCTAGGAATTTCGCCTATATAATATAATCCTAGTTTCTGCATTTCTTCATCTGTATAAGTCTTAGATAGATATTCATCATAATTTTTGGCGCTTATCATAACTTTTCTTGAAAGTGGTGGAATACGATATTCCTTTTTTAGCCTACGATCTTTTAGCATTGCCTTCATAGCATCAAAAAATAGCGCGTAGGAGTTGATATATTGTAAGTTTAATCTATAGTCCATCACTGTCTTCTGTATCTCTTCTGTATCAATCTTCTTGTTAAGTTTCAGAAGTTCGAACTGGCTATAGATATATTTCATTCCTTTAAGTGAAAGGTTGTTGCGGATCATGATTTCGTTTAACTCATTAACTGCATAAGTGGATAGACGTTGATAGAATATAAAAGTCATGTATTCCTTTTCATTTTGAACGTAGAGTTTGCTTGTTAAACGTTCGTATTCATCAAAGTTGTAAATCTGTTTGTTACCTTCCGCCATTTCGCAAACATTTAAGAATACAATTCTTCCTACTTGTGTGCCTGTAAGTGGCTTCTTCTGTCTTAATAGTCGCTTTACCGCCTTATCGTTTACTGGTGATGCTTCTATGAAAGTATTCTTGTCTTCTGTCGTGTTTTCCTGTGCTTGTGCCATTCCGTTCACCTCACTTCTTATAGCTCAAATAGTTGTTTCTTTCTTCTATTGTCATGAAGAAGATTTCAAAGTTGATGTCTGGATTATCATGTTCCGCTTGTGCTAGTGAAGCACACGGCTTCATTAAAGGCTTGAAGGCTGGATCATTCTCATTTAAAGATGCATTGTCCGTCATGTTTGCTATCTTCCGTAGATCCTTTTCATTCATGTGAGACATAACTTCTCGTGTTTGGTCTACTTTGATAGTTTTGGTAGCATATTTGCCCTTCACATGTTTGACTGCTTCCTGTAAGGTATCGAAGGTTTCATGATCCTGTACTACCATCCACGGCTTTAAGCTTACGTTATTAACGATCTTAATTGATCCGCATGTTTTTCTTCCTTGCTTTTCTAAACGGTCGATCCGCTTTGCTACTGCACTAAGATTCATTTTCCTGCATCTCCTTTTCAAGATTATCAAGGCGTTCAATTATATCTTGACTTTGTTGGACTTGGAATGCACTGTCTAGGACTATCTTGGAAGCTCGCGTCTTTTCAGTTGGTGTCGCTTCTGGATCATCCATCACATCGGATAGGGTGTCAACGGCTTTGGACGTTAGTTCTCTTAGTCGATTGCCTGTAAATTCCATAGATCGTCTTCTCATTTCTTTGTATTGCTTCTGGAAGTCTGGATCTTTCTGGTAGCGCATGGCGGTCGCTTTTGCGATGTGTGCCTTTTGATACGCTTCCTTTTGACTGGAGGATGTTAATAGACATTCAAGATACTTCTGCTTCTTCTGTTCTGTGCTAGTCTTTGCCAAAATATCACCTCGCTCTGTGATGGTCTCACTTGGTCTCAATTAGTCTCAATTTGTGACTACTCCTTTTTTAAGGTCTGCCCTTAGTTCGTTTTTCCCTAGTATGAGTTCAGGTTTTTAGTTCGGCTTTTCTGAAATAATGACAAGTCCTTCTTCTTGCTGATTGTTCTACTAGTCTTCTAACTTGGTGTTAAAAAATTCAACTTCACCACTGCGATCATTTACATATCCGCAGTACGGACACACGTCATCGTCTACTTCTCTAAAACCTGCAACTTGCTCTACTGTTTCTTGCAAGTAGGTCTTATGACATTTTCCGCATACTACTTTTTGCTTATCTTCCTCATAATCTCTAAGATTGCCATTTTCATCATAACTAAACATGATCCTTTTCTCCTTCTATTTGTTTTAACTTCCGCTAATGGTTGCTTTTCATTCGATTATGTCGCTTACAAAGCATCTGTAAATTATCTTCTTCAGTACGACCGCCTTCGCTCCACGGAGTAATGTGGTCACCTTCCATTTCAGATAACTTGTATACTTTATCGTTATGTTCTTCAAGACACATTGGACAGTGGCCTTCTTGCTCCTTGTATTTTTTTCGCATCATATCTTTTGGAAAACCACGTAAATTAAGATACTTTGTGGCTCCCGCTTCGTTAGCATTAACTGCCAGCTCGTATTGCCAAATGCCTTTTTTCTTTTTGATTTCATCATCATCGATCAGCTTTTGAATGTCTGCATCAATTTTTGATGAATTGTAGTCATTAGAATGGTACTTGTTATACAATTCGCCCCAATCAAGCCCCTTCATTTCTTTATAGTAACGTGGGAAGGTCATTTGTATCCAGTTAATAATTTTTTGCCAATACTGCCATAGTTCATTAGCATCATCGTCAGACTTATGCTGTGCCATATACTCGTCAATAGTAGTATCTTGTGCATCAGCAATCCATGTCAAAGCCTTTTCTAGTAATTCCTGACGGTTCGGATCACCTTTAATATAGTGTTCACTCAGCTTAGCAGCTGCGCAACCACGCTTACTAAAATGACGTTTAGCATCAGATAACCACGGTCCAACATAAGCAATATTGCGCAATTCCTGACTTGTTAATTTTTCTCCAGCAATGTTAACTGTCTTAAACCATGAAAGCTTTTCAGAATCTGTACCTTTGCACCAGTACACCATTAATTGATAATTCATCAAACGATCATATAAATCATTAGGCAAAGCGTCAGCATACATCGTTTGTCCTTCCCAATCAATGAAAAACTTGTGATCTAAAAACTGCATAATGGATAACGTACGTTGTTGACCATCGAGAACTTCATAACTATTTGGCCCATCAACCACCCAATACATAACATTCAATGGGAAGCCATGCAACACAGTATTAATAACTGCTTTAGCTTCGGCCGGTTTGTATACGAAATTTCTTTGATATGGCGGGCGTATGTCCAGTTGTCCATGATAACCAACAACACCGTTATCGTCGCCTTTATCTTCATACCCATCAAATACATCTTTGACAGATACCATTTTCAACTCTATATCCATCTATTCTTGCACCTTCTTATTTCTAACCAAAATACGAGCATACACGGCCTTATATTTACCGTCTTTGATAACTACCCCACGCGCATTCAAATCATTATATTTTTTGGAATCATCAGCCGTATACTTCTTAGTACGTAATCCAGAAGTATTCTGTCGGTCAGTAATACCCAATATTTCAAATTGATCAGGCGAATACTTATCTAAAAAGGTAATCGGAACCCCCATATTGCCGGAATAATCCAGTGGAATATCAGCAGTTTTATCTACGTCAATGGCATCATAATTATCAAATTTCAAATAATCATCAGCTAAGTAATGTTTATAGAGGATCAAATCTTCGTGCCGTTGCTTATAATCAAGATTAGTAAACCAACGAACACCTTTGACCCGTATGTATTTATGGCCTTCATCATCTACT